AAGACTGATTAGAACACCAATTACAATAACTACAACATATAGATTATTAGTAACTTTTTTTAGACTATCAAATAATCCCGTAATTAATCCAGCACGTTGACAAATATATCCCATGAATATAAACATAGGTATTGCCATGAACACTTCATTAGACAAACCGCCTACAAGATTATAGTATGCGAGATCAAAAACATTCTCTCCCATATTGATATAACCAAATCCCAATGCAAGAAATATAAGGGTGAAACTGACAGGAATACCAATAAAGATACACGCTATCATTGTCACTAACATTACAATCGCAACCAAAGTTTCCTCACCTCAACTACTCCTTGATACATTAAGAGAACCAGACCCAATGTAATTCCAATTTTCATCGGCCAAATGACCAACTGAGACATAGTAGCAGAACTTCTTTCATCAATCAAAATACTTTTCCACATGTCTACTGCTGCAATATAAGTTAGGATACCAAAAGCGGGAAAGAACAAACAGTATCCCCCCAAATCAATTAATGTCTTTGTTCTATCTGAAAATCGTTTCCAGTAAATATCAGTTCTGATATGCGTACCTTTTGCGAGACTATAACTTGCACCCAACATAATCAACATACCATATAGTTGCCAAGAAACATCAACTGCGAAATCAAATCGCAGATCAAAGAAGTATCTACCTAATACGTTGGAAACAATTAGAAGGACAATCGCCAGAATAAACCATGAATAATATTTCACTAATCTCATTACCATGTAAATATTTATAACTCTCTTACAAGTTCCTCTACTATATCCTTTACAGATCGTATTTCTGTTACATGATCTATAGACTTACCAGCATACATATGCCCTGTTTTACCATCTCCACATAACCCTTTCGACAAAGAATCCTGTCTGTTTCTACCAGAAGTATTTAATACTTCTTCTTTATCTCCAAGAATAAGAGTATTTTGGTCGGTATCGGGCATCCTAGTAATACATAAACTACTCACTTGAGTCATTGTGTTTTTTACGTCTTCTGATAAACAACTTTCTTTTGATGCCGCTAACAGTGTTCCTACTGCAACACATTCAGCACCAAGTTCAATATATTCTTTTACTTGTGAAGATGTACCAATCCCACCATATGGAATTACTGGAACAAACGGAGTTGTATTTTTTTGTGCGAGGAATAGTTCTTTTGTTGTCATACTCTGATTGCAATGTCCAGCGGTATCTGAGCCCTTAACACATATTGCATCACTTATCGTAGTAGTCACACCTTTTGTTCTTCTAAGAATTTTAGTACCATTATCCTTTAGCATATCAATATTTTTGATCGCCAATTCCATTGATTTATCTTTACCAATTCTATTATACCTAATACTATCAACATCAATTTCTGACCAAATTTCAAGATGTGAAATATTATGTTTTAATAAAATGTTGATGAAATGTTTATTACTACAATTATGAATAGACATTACCCCAACATTGATTTGATTAGAACCATATGAAGATAATTGATGATCGACAAAGGGTGTAGTTAATTCCCCTTCTTTCTTCTCACCATTTCTAGGAAAGTATATACTAGGAAAAATTCCTGCTTTGCGACAAGCGATTGCTAATCCCAAATCAGAACCACCATTCATACATGCCGCAAGTATTGGATATTTTGAATCAAACATAAAATTATTTATACTGTAACAACAATGCCATTCTTATATACAGTCCATTCTCCATTTGTTCAAAATACTTAGCCCGTGGATCATTATCAAACCATCTAGGAATTTCTTCATTACGGGGGAATGGATGCATTACTATACAATCATCTGGAAACTTGTCTACCATTTCTTTTGTCATTTTATAGGAACCCTCACTACCACGTTCCTTTTGTACTCTGGTAAAGTAATACACATCTGATTTTGGTAAGTCTTTTGTATTATAAGTGTCTCTGGAATGTAATGCGTTAAATTTGGCTAGTGATTTTTCAAGTGATCTCACTGTTCTACCGTTTTTAATATCACCAATAAAGGTGACTGTTAAATTATATATGCGACCATATCTCTCCCATATAGTATACAAGTCTAATAGGGTTTGTGTTGGGTGTTCACCATTTCCATCACCAGCATTAATAATAGGGACAGTACTTACATTTGCGGCATTCTTTGCATCACCAGCAGACTTACTTCTCAAAACAATAACATCACTATAGTTTCCCATAGTGATGATTGTATCTTCGAGATTTTCTCCCTTTGCGACACTACTATATGTAACGTCATTGATGGATATAACATCACCACCAAGTTTAGACATGGCGGCGTGAAAGGAAGAACTAGTTCTGGTGGATGGTTCGTAGAAGAGATTTGAAAGAATCTTTCCCTTCATCTTTTTACGGTACTTACTAGGATTTTGCTTTATCTTTTCGGTGCGTTCAAAAAGTTTTTGGATTTGAGTGTTATCAAGATCGTCTATACTTACTAGATGCATACTATTATATAGTGGACAAAAAAAGGGGGAACCCGAAAGTTCCCCCCTAAAGTCTATTAGACCCCTTATCTTACATAAGGTTAGTGACTTTAACTCGACGATACCAAGCATTGGTGTTCGCATTAAGAGATGCGTTAGTATTAACTGTATCACCAGCAGCAACTGCACCAGCAGAAGCAAACGGGTTAGCAGCAAGACCATAACGTGTCTTAAAACCAATCTTAGGCTGGAAGGAGTTCTCACCAACCGCACGAACCATCTGAAGCGGAACGTATGGGCAGTAGAAGAATCCAGCATCATAAGGGGAAGTACCCTTATAACCAACAACGTAGTACTGACTAGCAGCAACATTCGCACTGTAAGGATCAACGTACACTTTATAGCGTCCGTTCATCACACCAGCGAAAGTTGTCGATGTGTCATCAACATTAAGATTGTTGTTAAGTGCAGGCGTGTAATCAAGGACACCAGCCATTTGCAGCGCAGACGCAACGTCAGCGGAACAGATGATGATGTTACCTTTACCACGACGAGTCTGTTGACCAATCGCATTGGCATCACGTTCAATCTGGAACATAAGACCCTTAAACTTTTCAACACTCCAACGTCCGTTAGAATCTGTATCCAAGTCAAAGATACCAGCAGTAGTTGTGTTAACCGAAGCACCCTTAACGGCAGTCACATAAAGCGACCGAACTACTTCACGGTTAATTTCAGCAAGAATTTCAGAACTAAGAATATTAGCAAGTTCCGTTTCTGCATCCAAACCATGAATTGCTTTCAAGTCCTGTGCAAGTTCCATTGTGTACTCAGCTTTTAGGGCACGAGTAACAGCGGTAACTGTGGACTTTTCGATGGAGAATGCCATCTGTGAAAACGAGTTCGCAGCACTATCACCCAACGCTTCCGATTGAGCAGTCGTCATACCAGTGGCACTTACATAAGTACCAGCGGAAGGACTGTCATTCAGAACAGCAGGGTTAGTTTCTGTAGCACCAACATCTCCACCACCGATTGTACCGGCAGCGTTCTGGTTAGTGATATCAGGATGGGCTTCGTCCATAAGAGCTTCTGCACCGTCCTGAGAGGCAAAAGAAGCACGCATGGCAAAGATTAGACCAGTAGGACCAGTCATAGGTTGTACTCCGGCAACGTCATAAGCAATGAGGTTAGGCATCGCACGGCGAACCAATGAAATTAGGATAGGATCCCAAGTGTCCATCTGTCCACCAGACATGGCGTTAACAGGGGCTGTCTCTCCAAGAAAAGCTTTGTCTTCACTAAGTGCTTTCTCTTGGTTTTCTAAAATGAGAGTGGTAACGGCTCGTTTATAAGAATCCTCGATCCTTGGAAGGTCGGGGTGTTCTAGGACCGGCTGCCACTTCTCTTGTAGATGCTCTGTCTGAAACATTGTAGTTTCTCCTTTACGTTATATACATCTATTTATAAAATAGTGTCATTTAATATTATTGGGCACGCTGTTGATTTCGAGTGATAGCTGACATGTAACTTTTCATGGCACCTGTCGTATCAACAGTTTGTCCTGAGCCGTCGATCTCATCATCTAATTCGGCTGTTTCAACAGAAACTTTAGGGAAATAATTTTCCTTAATTGTTTCTAGTTTCTCACGGAATTTATCTTCCGATACGAAATCCACATCCTCTGTAAGAGATTTAAACTTCTCTACTTCGGTGTCAGCAAGGTCATCACTTACTTCGATAATGACTTGCTCACGCATGTAGACATCATTGGATTCCTTGAGTTTGACACTCTTTTCTAGCACTTCATTCAATTTATCTTCAAGATCGGATATCTTGTCTGATTGTGCTTCAAGAACATCATAACGCTCATTAGGAACATCAATGTAATGGTCTGTGAACAACTGTTGTAGTCCATTAATGAAGTCTTCAGCGATCTCACCCTTGAGTCCTCTCTCAATAGCAAGTTCGTTTTCTTTACTCCACTCTTCAACTACATAGTTGAGGTAGTCATCAACCTTATCGGATAATTCTTCCTTAAAGGTTCCAACTTCCTTTTGTTTGTCTGAGGAAAGCTCATCGGCAATACGTTCTACTTCGTCACGCACTTTCGATTTAACAGCAGCTTCAAAAATCGTTGCAGCTTTAACTTTAAACTCTTCAGAAAGTTCGTCTTCATCTTGCATTAGGGCTTCAACGTCTTCTGCAACGTCAATATCCTTAATACGAGACTCAACTGCTTCCCTCTTAGCTTCGTCAACCGCATGAGTTTCGTCCTCATCCTCGTCACCAGCGCCGTTGTCAACCATGGCAGAAATCTGTTTTGCAGACATTCCTTCCATTTTCTTGACCATAGCATTGATCATTTCTTTCTTATCAGCAGAGGATTTCTCTTCCAACTGTTCTCCGTCATGATTCAAATCATCTCCGGCAGCAAGTTTCTTCGGGGCTTCTGCTTTTTTAGAACCCTTCTGTTGAGCATCACCTTTAATAGGCTTTGCTTTTTTCGAAACTTCCTTGCCAGGATCAGATTTAGCATCAGGCGAAACTACAGCAGGACCTAAATCTTGCACTTCTCCTTCAATCTTAGAACCCTTTTCGGATGCCAACCCACTGTCGTTAGGTTGTTTACTCGCTTCATCTAGTTCGGCGATTACTTCCGCTTCAAGTTCCTCAATTGTTTTGTCTAATTCAGAATTGGACATAAGGTGTCTCCTTACAAATTAAAATTTATAATAGTATTTATAAATTACAACTTTTTGAGGAAGTTAGCAAATTCTAAAGCTTCAAAATTTGCTTTTCGCCGTTGATTTTTGGCGATGTTTCGTTTTATCTTAGCAATCTCTGCTTCTTTTATGACACCATTATCCCAAATCCATTCTTTCCCCTCCATAATACCTTCTACGAAAGCATTAGGTGCGGATGGATCTGCAACGATATCTGCAGCGGTCGCTAGATAAAAATCATCTCTCACATATTGAGCACCAGCTCGTTGATCAAGACTCCCCATCCCTCGTGAGGAGACTCCAAGTTTGGCACCTTCGTCCATTAGATTTTTGACAATTTTTCCCATTGGTGTATCCATAATTTTAGCTTCACCAATAAAATTTTTGCCGTCTGGATATAATTTAGTTATCATGTGGGACACTCGTTCAAGATTGACGGTAGGACCGTCTGGATGACCAAGTTCCCCAAAAGCACGATTTTCTTTAATAAAATTCTTATTGTATTTGGCAACTTCTTTTGCCAAAATTTCTTGTGGATATACTCTACCGTTTCTATTTTTAATATCCGCTTGCATGAAGATGCCACGAATCTTGTAGTTTTTCTTACCCTTCTCATCTTCTTCAATGAGAAGTTCGGCATCTTCTACTGCCTCTGAAAATAGTTTCATGTTTGACATCTCCACTCCTTCTTACGTTATATTATCGTAACCAGAGACTTTCTTCATCTTCAACCAAATAGTACCTACCGAAGCAGAACTATTAGTTACGAGAACATCTCCTGTTACACCAGAACCAGCATTGTTAGGAATAGACGGAACACCGTCTGAAAACCCAACTTTACCACTACCGTTTAGTGAAAGTGCAACTACATTAGTTGTTGCATCCCATAGAATATTTGTTTGAGAACCAACTGACCACGCAACACCTACAATTGTAGTGCGGGGGTCGGTTGCGGCACCAACAGCATCCGAAGCATCATAAACACTCACTGCACTGTTAGTACTAGTAGTTGTAACCTTCACATAATATTCAAAGTCACTGTCTACAATTTCCTGTAATACGACTGCCATTGATTAACTCCTCTAAATTGATAACATCTCTGATTCAAAGTATTTCATCAATTGTCTTTCTGTCACTTTGAATTCTTTAGAAACTTGTTTTATAGTTTTCTCAAAACTATTTAGGAAATCTTGAGGTTTAGCATCCATAATTGTAAAAATTTTGTCTACTGCATTCCGCATTTTCGGAGAGAGTTTTTTATAGGCCGAACTTTTCTTATGTTCGTCCTTCTCTACTACCGTTGTATATACAGAATCAAACTTCATCAGTTCCTACTTTGTCAGCATGCATTGGTAGTGGTGAGGATACTATCCCCTTTGCAAGTTCAATACGTTTCTTTTCTAGCGTATCTCCTACCTTTTGTACCATTGCGTCCTTAAATACATCTCCCGCTTTTATCAAATCATCAGCGGATACTGCATCGATCATTCCTTTACTCATCATCTTCTCCTTCATCATCATCAGATTTATCTCGGCGACCTAAGTCTTTCTGTTTATAGTTAACATATTTATCACGATTACCTACCTTAGCATCCTTGTTAGGATCATCTTCTACATAATCGGGCATCTTTGATGGTTCGATAACTGAACCGTCACCATCTTGTGGATAACGTGTAATACCATCACCACCATCAGGAACATCCATACCACCAGCATCATTATCCGTTTCCATTTCAGATTTAATCTGATCTTGCATTTGATCAATTTCTGCATCGTTCAAGCGTAGAACATTTTTAAGTACAAATTCTTTACTGAAGAATGTTCCAATATAGGATTGGATACTATCAAGTGTTTGTATTCTGTCATTCAATAGTTCTGCATCTTTCAACTCTGAGAAGTGTCCATCTGCAAGGAAATCAAATTGAATGTGTTCCTTCATCTGATCCCAATCTTCGGGTGCAATTATACCTTTGAGTAGGAGTTGTGTTTTAAGTATGTCAGTGAATAGTGGTGTGAACTTCTTACGAATTCGTTGGACGAATTTTGTAAATTTAAGTTCATCACGGGTAATTTCCGTTGCACGACCAAGTGCGAAACCATTTTCCGCTTCAAGGCGTGAGATCGGGACGTTGAGAGAGCGGTATAGTTTCCGTTGGAAATATACGATATCATCTATCTCTCCTAAATTTTGTCCACCAGGCAACGTAGTAATTTCTGTACCTCTACCACCTTCTCTTCGTGGCAACCAGAAATCCTCTAACATAGACATATGATTCCGTTCATCTCGTATTTCACCTGTCGTAGCATCATATACAAGTTTGTTACGATAACGATTCATTACATCTTTTAAATACTGTTCTGCTTTGACCTTTGGTAGATTACCAACATCAATATAGAAAATTCTACGTTCTGGTGCTCTTGAAATACGATAAATGACCAACGCATCTTCAATCATACGCAGTTGGTTAACTGGTTTGATTGCTTTTTGTAGATGAGAAAGTACTTTACCTGTATTCTGATCTATTGAACCAGAAGGAACATATACAATTGAATCTTCTGCAATCTTCAATCCCTGACTTGGAGCAGCTGTACTAGTAGTAGATCCGATACCCTTCTCATTATACACATAGTAATTATGAGTTTTGATTACAAATTCTATACCAGTTTTCTTATCTTTGTCTTTAACAACCTCTCGCACTTTGCGTATCTTTACAGGGTCAATATACCGTAGTTCAGTAATTCCCTTGCGAGGTGTTTTGGTGTCGATTACCTTGTGATAGAACAGTCTACCATCAACGTACCAACGCCGAAAAATATCATGTCCCTTTTTATCAAAGTCCAGAAGACGTAGGACTTCTGCAAACTCATCTCTAATTTTACGTTTGATTTTGTCTGGATATTTGAGTCGTTCTAAAACAATCTCTACTGATTGGTCTCGTTCATTTGCAACGATACCTTCATTTACAATATCTTCCACCGCAGCATCACACTCAGATTGTTGAGCAATATTTCGATACCTACGGATGAGATCAATATCAGTTTTCTCTCTCCCATCAGTATCTAGTACTTGCCCCCAAAATCCACCACCGGCTACGTCGATGGTTCCATCATCGGGTGATGGAGCAGTAAAACTAGGTTCTACTACTCCATCGTCACCCTTTGAACGCTCTATCTTGAACCCAAAAAGTTCCGCCATAATATCTCCAATATCCTATTGTTCCTACTATTTAGTAGTTTTATAAGACGTAATTAAATATTAAGCACCAACCGATTCCGATAGATTAATGAATGACCCACCGTCAGGGTCGTCCACAGCAATTTTACCAATACCAACACCAGAAGTAACAAAGTGCATGTATCTCCAAGTTACATCAAATGTCTCAATCGCATCAGCTTGTTCTGCAGCAAGGTCAATTTGTGACATTGACGTTGGCCAAGCAGATACAAACTTATAGTTTTTGAGAATTCGATTGTCCCTATCAAGATGTTGCACATGCAAATCTGTCTGGTAAGATGCTGGATCAACCAATCCAGTAGCTTCGGACAAGTCATTGATAGCAGACATCCACCGTTCAATCATGGTGCGAACTGCAAAGTCAGCATCATTGAAGAAAGTAGTTGTCCACGCATCATCAAATGTCCTATCACCAGCAAGGTAAATAGTTCTTCCACGGAAAGACACTGGAATTTCTGTAAGTGTCTGTCCAGGCAAGTTAGTTGCACGGCAATGAAACGCAGCTTTACGAATCATAGCATTTTCACTAGTCTCACCTTCAGTTTGGGAACCAGTTGAACCAGCTACCTTAACTCGATTCGGAACTGCAAGAGTAACCTTAAACTGGTTATTCCTTGCACCACCAAATTTCATAGTTTGTTTGAAGTCGTTAATAAGTGCCATTTCTATTACCCTCCTACTTCACTGAACGATACACCGTTGCGAACAGCAGTGAAAGTCAGATTGATAAAGTTAATCGAATAAGCAGGACGAATGTAAACATCCCCACGGAACTCATTACTGTTGATTACCTGATCAGTGTTGTTTGAACGGTCACACTTAACAGAGAAATCATCAATACCACGACCTGATTGAACATCTCGCAAGAAAGGTTCTACCAGTTTCTTAAACGCATTTCGTGTATACTCGTCATTGAACTCAAACAAGGAGGCACGTGATGCTTCCTCAATTACTCGTTCAACATGCAAGAACAACCTACGGACGTTAATCCGATTGAAAGCACTTGATTTAGTAAGCGCAGTCTTGTCACCAAAGAGCAAAACACCTTCACCCGTGAAGTTAACAACAGGATTGACTCTAGCACTGTAGAGTGTATCACGCTGAGCTTGGTTAGGATTGAAAGACAATTTAACCGCACCACGAATTGCACCACGAGCGGAACCAGCGGGTGAGAACCATGTAGCAGCAACCTTATCGGTTTCTGCACATACACCAGCAATGTCACCATTAAGAGGAACAAAACGGAATACATCGTTATACTTATCGAACATATATTTGTAACCACTGTCATATACCATATAAGAACTAGAAGGGCACAAATCAAATGCGTCCTTTACGTTCTTAGCTTGGGTAATACGAGAAGTTACATTGACTGTAGCACCACGATAAGGAGATACGAAACCAACACAGTCCTTACGTTTTTCAACGAGGTCTGTAATCATGGTAACGTGAGTGTCCTGTCCAGCAGCACTATTGGTAACACCAGAACTTGGTCCACCAATAACTAGGTCAATTGTATGTAGTTCTTTGTCATCAAAGTGATCATAACCCAATTCCAACTCACCAGCAGTAACAGCATAATCATCTGTTCCACCCGTAAGAGTAGTAGCAGTTGGTGTGTTAACAGCTGTGTAGGCTGTAGTTGTATCTGTTCCCCAATTGGTTCCAGAAGCGTGATGATCCATCCAATAAACGTAATTGGAAGCACGGAAAATAACATCAGGATAATAGTTAGAACCACCCTGAGCCGTCTTTGATTTTGGATTTTTAGAAACTTCAGAATATTTTTCAATTACTGAAGTCTGTCGTTGTCCGGCAACATCGTTGTCGGCACCAGTGATATCACCAGTTTTGTCATAAACTACAACATGTAGTTCATCACCAGCACCACGACCATTGTCAGTCGCCCACTGTGATGTACCAGGCGCAGTAGCAAACAGATCATGGAAACGCCACTTACGAGTGACGAAACTATTATCTGCAACAGCAGCTGCAAGTCCAGCACCATTAGGATCGTCCTTCCTACGAATGGTAAGAAGATTTGTTGATATTGCAGTAACTTCGTACTCAATACCTTCGTGTCCTGTCACATCAGCATGATTAGAAAGGGTTGAACTATCAGCACTTGAGAAAGAAATTAAATCCCCAACATTGATAGCATAACCTGTTGCATCTGCATCATCTACAGAGATACTAGTATCTCCAGCAGCTGCAGCAGCATCATCGACAAGATTGTTTGTACCCAAACCTTGAGCATAAGCGGTGGCGCTTGCACATGTAGAAACTCCAATAGAGTTACCCCAAGTACCAGCAGATCGAGCAGCCCACTCTCCAACGGATGCTTCACCCGCCGAGTATGCTGCTTGATAGTGATCGTTATCCCGTATTAGTATAGCTGATCCAGAGGCGACCGCATTGACGACTCCTGATTCAGTCCGAACTACCTTCAGTGCATTGCTGTACTGAAGAAAGTTGGCAGCGGAAAACCACCATTCAAAGTTATCACCTTGAGGTTTACCGAACTGTTCTACTAGTTCTGCTTCGGAAGAGATGTTAACAACTGTGCTTACGGGGCCCTTATATGCGGGCATCGCAATAGCACCAGTGGATGTACCAAGTACTGGTGTAGTTGTTGACGCATCAAATTCACGAACATGAACGCCGGGAGAGACTAAAAATGCCATAGTTTTTCTCCTTTTCATTTAATAGAGAATGTTTTCTTACTTCTCATATGATATTTATAAAAACATGTTTCTTAAAAACGTGGTTTTAGATGTCATAAGTCTTATAAATAGTTATATTATGACCAACAAACATTATGAAAAATACAAAGATACTATCAAAAAAGTCGCACGTCGAAATTATTACAAACGAATTAAGTTACTAAATGAGTATCTTGATAATCAATCATGTATAAATTGTGGAGAAAGTGAGACTGTATGTCTTAAATTCTATCCCCACAACTCAGAAATTAGAAAATTGTCCAAACGTGTAGGAACAAATGAAGAAAGTAGAAAGGAAGTTATCTATTTAATAGACAATTCTTCTATTCTATGTTCTAATTGTTGGATTAAATTGGACAATGATCTAATAGAACTTATTTAGAAAAATGAGGTTTTGTAATGATCGAAAGCGGACTTGAGGCCCTAGCACATTTCACTGAATTAAAAATATTATTATTTCTTACTTTTGGTGTTGTCATAGGACTTGTTCTTGGTGTCATCCCTGGCTTGGGTGGACTAACAGGTTTATCTTTACTTCTTCCACTTGCATTT